CAACGCCAACGGTGTTTCCGGTTACTACACTGTGTACAAAACTACTTACACCTACCAATGGATTGCAGGCAGTTAGTAAAAATAATAAAAGTATAAATCTCATGATGCTCCGTGTACTAAACTAAAAAATACTGCGTCAGTTTCTTTTTGAAAATTAATTACTGCACCAGTATCATTAAACGTCCAACCCCATTTGCCATCACAGTTTTCAATCATCCAACTTACAGTAGTTCCATTAACATTATCTTGTCTAGTTTGTATTTTATTTTTATACTGATTATTATATCCATAACCTGTTCTTGTAAGGTATGAACTCATTACCATATCTAAAGATGGTTGCACATATGATGCTTCACTTAGTGTTTTCATTTTTTCTTTTTATCTGCTTCTTGTTCTGTAATCATTATACCAAAACGCTTAGGGTTTTGATATACGCTTTTAAACCAATGACTTGCACCTGCATCTAAGTTTGCAACTCTAAAGTGTAATTCATTTTGCAATCTATCTCCAAAACTTTTTATAGCATTAAGTCTTTTAGTTTTGTGTTTATATTCTTTTAGTTTATCTTTTACAAACGGTTGCATAAAATCATAGTCAGCAATCCTAGTGTGATCCCATTCATCTAAGTTAGTTAAGCATACGGCTTCTCTTGCTCCTAGTACTGCCCAATCGCCATACTGAATATCAAGACCAACACTACACCACACACTTAATCGTTGTAAATTCTTTACATGATTCTGTTCTAAAAATTTATGCTTAGGAGGTAATACGCCTCTATCTAAACTCATCTTAACACCTTCACGAAAGCCTGCTCTGTATGCCTGTTCGGGTGTAGCAGTAACAACAACGTCACTCCATGTGTCAGCCATTTGAAAGTATGTAAACATCCAACAGAAGTCAACACTATGAGCACCATCTTCGCTTACATCATTTTCGTGACTGTTCATGTTTTCAATAATGTGTTTAGGCCAAAGTTTTAATCCGCCATTACCATATGCTAAACTATTAATAACATTATGTCCGCACCAACTGAACACAAAGTCTCCTTGTGTTTCTTCATCAATCTCAATAGTTTGTTTAAAGAAGTCTGCGTGTACTACATTGTCTCCGTCTACTGTAACTAGTCTATGTGTTTCACTAATTTCACCTGCCTTGTTATGAGCCGCATCAAATCCTTTAACACCTTGTACACGTTTTGCCCAAGGACATTTACTTACTAAGTCTGCCCAATTCTTTTCTGCATTAGGTTCATCGTAACTAATATAAATTATATCAAAGTCGCTAATATTATAAATCTGTTTCATTGTCTACTTCTCTATACGAAGCAAATGCTTCAATGTTTGTGTCTGTTAGTAACTGACAACTATTACTTTTATTAAAAGTAGGAACATCAATAAATGTTTCTTGTTGTGCTTGTAACTCTACAGTTAGTAATGGAATCATGTAGTTGGCTTTGGGTACGAGCCATACTGTTCTCTTTGTGGGTAGTTGTGTTCTTACGTTTATGTGTAGTTGTCTTGTGCTTTTTATAAATGTAAGTTTTGCTATGCTTGTATCAAGCCATTCAGTTAACTGTGATAAGTCTCTATTCTTTTCAACTTGATTAGTTGCAATATCAACAATAGTATTGTTTTCAACATCAACAACATAATTGCTAACTGTATTATTACTTAGCTCATCAAACAGATCACGTTTTACAACAATATGTTTTGCATCGTCATCTTTGCGTTCTAGTTTACCAAAGCCGAGTATCTTATTCATTGCATTGTAAGAAACATAAAACATTTGTTCTTCGGGTGCTTGAGTCTGAGCACCAAATATGTCAGCCATAATTTTATCTAAGTCAACGTCTTCAGACACCTGCTTGCCTTTCTAAACTAGATATTAATTCATCAGTACACCATTCCTTAACAACGTAGTGAACTGGTTTAGTTTGTAAGTAATTATTAATGTACATATCACCTGTATCACTGAGTGCGGTGTCTAAGTAATCTGTGAAGTTACTATCTGTAACTTGCCAATCAAGTAATCCTTGGCATTTACTTTTTAAATGTACAAAGCCAAAGTTACTAGGAGGTCTAACCTTATCGTCCCAGTTAAGTGTTTTAACGGCCATGCCATATACTTCATCAGTGTATGCTACATCATTTGTTTTGTGTCGCATAAACTCATGTGCATACTTTTCCCAATAATGGTATATGTCTTCAACTTGTAAATAAAATTCTTGTGCTTGATTACTTTTGCGAAAATATGTTAATGCACTATAGGCATTGTAAAAATTATTTTGTATAAATGCTTTGCGATAGTAAGTGTCATCTGCTACTTGATTACGAAACGTATAAACAGTATTTGTAATTGCAACAGGAAAGTTTCTAGCACTACATACGTCCCACATATGATTTACATCTGTAGTAAACAACATGTCAGCGTCTAGTTTAATAGTTTCATCATACGGAGTCATATGATATACTTTCCATTCGTTCTGAAGTTTCCAGTTGTGCATAACTGCTTCATCAGTCCATGGAATAATTTCTACGTTGAATATATCTAAGTAGTGTTTAGGAAGACGTTCTCTGTCTTTCTCTGTCATGCCTACAGTTAAATCAGTTGGGCCTTTTGTTTGGCTTGCTTTAAGACTTAGTGCTAGTGCATAAGCCATACGTGGGTAGTCGCCAAACTTTTCACTATACTGTGCAAACGTAAAGTAACCTTTACTCATGAATACAACTCCATAAAGCGATCATAATGTTTTTCAACTTCACCTTTGTTTATTAAGTGTACATTTGTATCTTTTAGTAACACAGGATAATCATCAGTTTCCAAAACTATCTTGCCGTAATCAAGTTGCAGTATCTGTTCAGGAGGGTAACTGTTAATTTGTCTTACAGGCAAAGGCTTCATGTATCCATCTTCAAAGCCTCCAATGATGTGACTTGCTATTGCTGCCGTAACATCATTGCGATAGTAATGGTAAGGGGAACGAAATGTCTTTTTATAAAATGAATGATTCTCTTTTACAAACTTTGCAAATTCAAACCACTGTTCAGTTTCTTCACACTTTTTAAAATACATTACTGTAAACCAATGTACTCTTGGAAAGCCATCAGCAACAACATTTTCAGTAACATGCAGTTGCGGCTTTGCAGGAAGTTTAGTACTAGTATTCATAAGCATAGGATTATTATTTCCCCACACTTGCCCTAGTACATCATTTTGTATAATGTAGTCAGAGTCTAATAATAGTGTTTCATCAAACGGAGAAAGATCGTAAGCCATTAATCGATCAATGTTATGCCATTGAATCTTCTTAGGTTTACCATCTATATGAAAGGGTCGGATGTTTGCTTCTGCTGTAGACTTGTAGTCAACTATGTGATCAAAAACACTAACGTCGTCAGTTAGTTCATCTTTGTTTGTTATTAGTGCTACTGGAACATTTAAGTAATGCTTTGCCAGTGTTGCACATACTACTGCTTGTTTAACGTAATTAAAGTCTAAGTTATTATTTGCAAAAAGCAGAACACCTTTAGTTCTGTTCTGGGAAGTCATAATCTACTAATTCTTTGACCGTTCTTGCTTTGCGTATTCTATTTACTTCTGCTAATGCTTGATTCATTTCTTGTGCAAACTTTTCCATACACGTTGCTTTGAATTCTTTTACATTATCAATTTGTGAAGGTATGCCGTTCATATCTGGGATTACTGCGGAATCGTAACCAGAACGTTCTAGGAGATCTAAAAAAGATAAAAGCTCACTATCGATCTGATATAGTCCGCCAAGATGACCGATTGTGAGCTTTTCATTGATTAACTCTTTTAATAGAGTCAGTTGATTTCTTTGAACAGTATTATATTTCGACTTATCGAAGACTGCTTCTAATTTATTCATAATTTTGTCCTGGTATAATATTATAGTAAGGGCGACTAGGCCCTTACTATTAATATACTATATAGGAGATATTAAGTCAACCTAAATATTATAGGCCTTCACTACTTGTTACACTTGGTGTTGCAATAGTATAAGTAGATGACTTTCTGAATCCAACTTCGATTGTTGAGCCTGCTGATACTTCGTCAACTGTACTCGGAGCAACCGGTACGTGGGAGTCAGTTAGTGTAGTGTTAAAGTACACTCTATGGTTTGATGTGTCTAGTTTTGCGTTGATAACCATATCGTTACCTGCATACTGACCACTACCAATGTTTGTACCTGTGAAGATTGCTTGGTATGAACTGTTTAAACTTGTATAAGCGTTACCACTTATTGTTCCACCTGAACCACTTCTAGTTAGTGTACTTAGGCCCATTTTAATTGTGCCAATTTTAGTTGTAAAAATATCTCTCCAGTTATTATCCTGGTCACTTGAACCATTTGGATGTGTAAAGGAAAGATGGATTTCACCACCTGTGTTAAAGAATGCATCAGCAGCAGCCTGTGAAGCAAACTGGATGTACCATTCTGCACCAATTGTTGAATCCCACACTGCACTTCTTGTGTCGGCAGTTGCGGCAGCAACAGTTGTCTGTTCCGCTGTGTCTACGTTATTCTTGTTTGCACTGATGTCTGAAACTGCTGAACTCAAGTTAAATGTACCTGAACCTGCAGTTGAACCATCCAACGCTTCGATTGTGTCACCAGCCGATAATGCGGCTCCTGGTAAATTAATAGTTGTACCTTGGTGTGTTGCGGCCAACTTAACCGCTGCAATTAAACTTGCCCAACTTGCTGCTGTAACTGTACCGGATGCACTCACACTTGCTAAAGACGATTGGCCGTAACCACTTGTACTTTGATATGATGCTGAGTTCCCGATGACTGTGTTAACAGTACCAATGAAGGTATTGTAGTCTGTTGCAAGTATAGTATTACCTGAACTATATGTCATTTATATATCCCCTAATTAAGATCTTATTAGTTAGTTTATTTTTACAAAGGCTTCAATGGATCCTTGGCCTTCATTATATTTATTTTCAAGAGCTCTACCTATAACATTAAAGGCCGTAATTTCATCACTACTGGCTGCTCTAGCAATACCGTTTCCGGCACTTATTAGTCGCTCACCTTTTTTGATTTTTCCTGTTACTAGAACTGGAATACGTCCTGCCATTGCTACTGGTGGATGTGTTTCATTACTACCAACACTTGCATTCATTAAGTATGCTGGTCTAGTACTAATAACTCCAAAAACACTCTCGCTACCTTCTTCGGCCACTCTGGTTATCTCTTCTGCTCCGCCTAGAGCAACAACTGTGCCCGGAGCATATGCGGTATCAGCCGCAAATCTTTCTGCCAAGTCAGCATATTCAGCCGTACTTGCCTTTCCACTAAATGTTGTGGCATGTATCGTTGCAAATTTTAACGAAGTACTTCCAAAGTCTCTAGTGTTATTTACATCAGGTGTAATTACACCTTGAATTGTGTTTCCACCTGTGTTTAATAAAACACCGGCGCCACCGCCTCCACTTAATGCATCATCAACATAACTCTTTGTTGCTGCCCCTAATGCACTTGTTGGTTTTGCGTTTAGTAATAGTTCACTTGTTGCACCATCGATTGTCATAACCGTTGTTGCTGCTCCACCGTCATTAATACGGAAAAGCATGTCACCATCACTTGTTTGGTTTTTCATAATTACGTTATCGCCGACTACTTCAACCGCAAAGTCATTATCAGCACCAACTGTTAATCCACTATCGTTTGCAATTCGCATACTGGTGTTAACAACAGGAGCACTATCTCCACGTAAATAATTGGCAGCTGCTACTCCCCCAAGTTTATCTGAATCTTCAGCAGTTCCATGAAACTTAGCAGCCGCTAAACTACTATTCATTGTATAACCTTGTTTGATTGTTGTAAAGCCAGTTATACCAGTTTGTGGTGTAAAGTCTGCGTCTTTACTAATAATAGCAACAATAGTATCTGCACTGAACATTTGTACTACTACATGATTTACTGCACCGCTATCGGCAATGGTTGCAATAACAGGACCACTTTGTCCAGCACCAGAACTAAACGCAGGACCTACTAGTGTCCATGAAGTTCCGTTGTAAACTTTAAGTTGGTTGTTACTGGTATCCCACCATAAATCACCAACAACACCTGTTGCTGGCTGTGATGCACTTGCAGTAGAAGAACTAACAGTTTTAAAAGTACTACCTGTGTAAACTTTTAATAATGCATTGCTAGAATCCCACCATAGTTGGCCAGCCAGTGGTGATGTTGGAGCTGTGCTATTTGAAAAGTTTTCCAGTAGTGCTACATAATTTTCATTAAATGCTTCACCGTATCCTGAATAGTTCTTTCCTATAAGCGTTAAGTCTGTGGTTGTATCAATAGTACCATCTGCAATAGTTGCCAGTACCGCACCACTTGTTTTGTTAATTGTATAGGCCATTTATTTTTGCTCCAATATATAAATGTATTTATTCGATTTTAATATATCCACTTTATTAGCTCACTGAGCTTAGGTTAGTTAACGTTTGTATTCTAACTGTGTAATCAATTTGAATCAATCTGTTTAAACTTTTTTGTACTGGGTGGAACACCACGTGGGTCAACAGTTTACCTGTTCCTACTGTTCCGTTCCAGCTCTTTAATCCTAGTTCGTCAAATACATAAGTATCATCAAAGTTACTAGCATTATCGAATGCCGCTTGTCCACTTGGCTCACCGTAGTCAAGTAAACAGCTAACAATAATATCTGTGTAAACAAGACTTGTAGTATGACTAACTGTAATCTTGTTTCGTACCGGGTCGTTGTTCAAACTACTTGTATCATCAACAACTTTATAGTAAGTTGGATTATACAAATCTGCACTTTGTCCTGTACTGTTTGCTGGCAAGTAAGTTATAACTCCTGTTGGGTCAACACTTGTGCCGCCGTTCCCAAAATGCATTTCGTGAACGTATCCTGTTGTTTTATTAGCCAAACTGTTTGCTAATGCTTCACTCATATTCTCATAATGAATTGCATTGCGTTTGTTTACAAACACTTCGCCTGATTCAGGGTCAAAGATCTTAATGTGACCTTGCACTTGTACCCCACTTTTCTCGTCTGGCTTTTTTATCATTTCATTTTTCTCTTTATTAGTATTGTTTTCCATATTAAACTTTCAACATGCATTCAACTAATTTCTCATCAGCATCTGTGTTTGTTTCAATTGCAATACCTACTAACGGACCTGCTCCATCGCTACTCGCACAACCATCTGCGTGTGCAAACACGGCTTGTCCTTTATTTATGGCACCTATAACACGCACTGGAACCCGTCCACATAGTGCTATGGCGACACCTTCTAGTTCGCTATTCATTAAGTATGCTGGGTTTGTACTAATAACTCCTGCTACATATGGACTTCCTGCCCATGCAGTTGTTTCAGCATCACTATACACACCATCTACTTCCATAACAGTTCCTGGCGCATATTCTTTATCAGCAGTATATTTTTCTGCCAAGTCAGCATATTGTGCCGAACTAGATACAGTAGTTGTATTTGTTACTGCTAATGTTTCTGTACTTGGCACATAAGTTAACACTGCCGAGTCAGTCATTACACCATCTGATCCTGTGTTTTGATTTCCAAAGTGTAAGTAGTGTGTATCAGTACTTGCACTTTCTTCTGTAATTGTTACAGTAGATGCACTAGTTGCCGTTGCCGCATTTTGACCTGCGCCATTAAATGCAATAGTTACTGTGTCTCCAGTAATGCTTGTATCAACACCAGCACCACCTGTAAACGTTAATGTATCAGCACCTGTTGTAATAACATCACTACCGCTATCAGAAGCAATATTAAATGAACTTCCAAATGACGCAACCTTTGTATCGACGTATGCTTTAGTTGCCGCTTCTTGGTTTGAAGTTGGATCTACTAGACCTTTAATTTTGTTTGTGTTTGCATCAATATCACCAGTTGCACTTAATACTATATCACCTGATGCACTTGCAATAGTATTTGCAGTTACACTCAAGTTACCTGCTTTAAGTGTGCCTGCATTAAATGTTCCTGCAGTAATACTCAAGTTACCTGTTGATGAACCTGTGAATGTTCCAGTACCAACTGTGAACTCATCTGCACTTTCATCGTATCCGATAAATGCGTTTGCATCATCACCACGTTCAATAACAATACCTGCGTCATTGGCAGCCGATCCAGTTGTACCAGTTGCTAGTTCAAGTATGCTATCACTAATAGTTGTATTAGTTGTTGCTACTGTAGTTGTTGTTCCGTTAACTGTTAAGTTACCACTTAGTGTTAAATTTGTAAATGTTGGACTAGCACCCGAGTCAAGTGATATACTTGGAGTTGTGCCTTCACCAGCACCTCCACCAGTTACAGTAACTCCTGTACCGCCTGCCAGAGTTGCTACATAACTACCTGTTGTATCTGTTCCTAAAGTAATAGTACCGGCTAACGTTGTTGCAATACTAAGATTTGCACTGCCATCAAAATTACCTGTTCCGGTTACTGCACCTGTTAGTGTAAGATCTCTTGATGTTGCAAGTGCGGTTGCTGTTGCACTGTTTACGTTTATACTACTTGGTAAACCAAGTGTTACTGTCTGTCCTGTTGCAGTTGAAGTAATTTGGTTTGCAGTTCCAGTTAATGTTAAGTTCTGTGTGCTAAGATCAACTGTAATAGTGTCCGCGGCATCATCAATAATATTAAGCGTTCCACTACCTGCTAACCCATCAACATATGTTTTGTTTGCCGCATCAGCACCGGCAGTAGGAGCCGCTACATTTACAATTTTGTTTGTTAGCATATCAACATCGGCACTTGGTATAAACGACAAGTCAACTGTGTTATTACCAGTGTTCTGTGCAACAACGATTGGTTGTGCAACAGATCTAATACTATTGAATTCTAAACTAGTACCTGTTTTCTGTTTAAAAACATTAATACCTGTACCAACGTTAGCACCAGTGTTTGCTTCACCGCCACTTGCTCCTGGAGGTGCACTTGGCTTAAAGTTTGTTCCGTCCCAAGTTAACACATCACTAATAGTAGGTGCATCTGAACCTGTTGTACTTACATCACTAAGAGCGTCAACACTGAGGGAGTTTACTGCTGTTCCTACTCTTGCATCTGTATAGTACAAGTTCGGTGACCCGCCGCTACCTTCTGTCAAGTCATTTGTACTTTTGTTTCCAAAACTTGTATTAAATCTTGCTTCGGTATAGTACAAGTTTGTACTACCTTCCGATATGTTATCACTACCTAATGTAACTGCATCTTTGAAACCATTTACACTTTTAACATAGTTAAGTTCAACGACTGTGACGCGATTGTTTACATCATCAAAGTTACCATCTAACTCTTCAAATGTTAGTGGTACACTCTTATTTCTTCTAAATGTAATTGCCATTTTATTTCCTTCTTACCCCTCAGTAAAATACTATATGTTTATTTATTCATTAATTTGAACGTAATTTTCAACAACATATTTTGTTTGCAAATATCTTCCATTTTGGTTATATGCAATGTTAATAACAGGTATTGTTCCAGCATATTCAGTTAAGAACTTTGCTTGTTGTGTTGTGTGATACTGTAAACTATCTGTTGTACTATTAACATCATACCATACACTATCATATGGATTAGGTACTTCTTGTCTTAGACTTGAGTCAATTACTAAGTCTCCAACATAGTGTCTAAATGCAATAGCAGTTCCCATTGTACCTCTACGTAGGTTACTAAGCACATTGCCATCTTTCTTCCAGTAAGTAATACGTTCGTTGTCAATAAACACTACACCAGGAATATTACTTGCTAAATCTGGGTCTGCTAATTTACTACCGTTTGTTACTGTAATTGTAGTATCTGCTCTATTTAATGCTACTGCTACTGTTGTTGTAGCATCTTCAATCATTCTAGTAAAACGTGTTGCACCAAGTACGTCTTTCCACATTCTCCATGCAATCTGCTTTTTAATTGTTTTATCACTAAACTGGTTAACAACAATAATATCATTGCTTGTGATTGATTTTTTAATTATTAAGTCACCTGCACTACTAACTTCATAGTCTGTACCGACACTTAATTTAATTCCGTTTAGTGTAACCCAAATATAATTAATATCGGTTATTGTTCTGTACAAGTCAAATAGTGGACTATTAATAACTGCTATACTGTCACTATCAAAATTTGATGCATCATAATTGTCACCGTCATACCCTATTGTAATGGTTACTTCACTTGCTGTCAACCCCTTAAATGTCTGTGCAGTAATTTCTAATGTATCGTGATTACTAAATGTAGTTGTATTAAGTTTAGTACCAGTAGTAACTGGTAAACTACTATCTAACGTAAGTTGATTTCCAACTACAGTATATTCAGCATTTGTATTGTCACCTATTGCAATCTTTGAGCCACTTGTTGGAGCAGTAGTAAATGTAACTGTTCTTGGATCAGTTCCAACTTGTGCATCTAATGTCCAGTCTGTGTTAGCCGCTCCGTTAACAAATATGCTAATGTCCGAAGCAGTAATAGTTGTATGATTAATGTCTGCATTATTTGTCAGTGTAAAAGTAGTTGTGCCACCATCACCTGTGAAGTATGTGTATACTGCTGGACGTAATCTATTTTCATTTAGTTCAACAAATAGTTTTGCATCTGTTGGGCCATCATAGAATGGTCGATTAGTCATTGTAAATGTTCTTAAAGAGCCATTCATAATAATTGTATCTTGTGCCACATGACTGTATGCAATTTCAATACCCGGATCTAAGTTAAACACAAATACATGTATGTGTGCACCACTTACCGGCGCAGTTGAAAAAGTTAATACTCCACGCTCGCTCTCATCACTAATAGTATGATCTGTTTTAACACCGTTCACTAATACCAATGATTGCTTTGCTAATGACTGCTTAACAGGAAGTGTAATTTTTAAATCTGTTCCGTTGCTTATGTACACAACATCAAGTATCATATTTTGTCCAGTAGTACCAATGTTAATAACATCAATTATATCATTATTACTAGGAGCAGTATTAAATACAACTTCAAATGTCGTAAAGTCTAATGTAAACTCATCTGGTTGTACTTTACCTTGTTGTGCAGTGTAAATCATAATGTTGTCGCCAATGATATTATCTAACGGCATAAAACTAAATCTAACATCAGTTCCATTTGCTCTGTGCTTAACAACATCAATTTTTGGACTTAGTGCAGTTCCATTTTCAAGTGTACTAGGTGTTTGATATATTTCCATATCTAAACTATCAAATACTCTACCCGGTATAAACTCTTCAGGTGAATGTGCGTTATACTGATCAACAAACTTACCACCAATAATATCAATGTCTTCTGGTCTTGTTCCAAGTAAACTATCACCAAATCTATTTTGGAGTACTTGTGCTACTGTCAATCCTTCTGTTAGTACAGTTTGATTTTCTGAGTATCCAGAATCAACAAAGTCGAAGTTTACAAATGCACCTGCTTCCATTTCAGCACCGGTAATAGCAATATTACTTGCAGTAATATTTGTATCAGCGACACCTGAAATCATTTTAATGCCTTCAGAACCTACTTCAAAGTTATCAAAAGGTACTGCGTCAAAACCGCCTCTTGAGTAACCAGGCTCTTGATCAAACGTTGGTCCAACTATTTTATTACGTGGATATTCGATTCCATAGAATAAGTTTTCTAATTGTTTTGCTGGTTGTGTACTTGTTGGTTGGTAGTATGCAATAGATCTATCCATTGCATTTGTAAATGTTTCATCTGCAATAACTGTTAAACTATCACTTGTAAATGTTACTCCACTAGTAAAGTCTGCATTGGCAGTATATGCTTCACCTAAGTATGTAATCTTATCACCTGAGCTATATGCGGTTTCTGCCACCCACTCTTTAACTTCAGTTGTGTACTTTATTCTATCAAACTTTAAAGTACTTTCAAATGTTCTTATTTGTTCGTTACTAAGTCTTGCATAAGCACTTGCAGTTGTTCCTGCACTACCACTAAATGTTACTGTCGGTGTTGAAGTATAACCGCTACCAGGATTAGTTATTATAATACTAGTTACAACGCCTGTGTCAATAACTGCTGTTGCAGTAGCACCAGTACCACCACCGCCACTAATTGTAATTACTGGTGGAACAGTATATGCAGTTCCTCCATTTTCAATTACTAATTCTTTTACAATAAATGCTTTGTTTGAGTTGTATTGACTATTTGTTCCTGCTTTTAATCTTGCAACATCATCTGCACTACTTGTGTTTGGCTTACGATAGTATCCAAGTGTTGAGTCATAATAACTTGCAACATCAAAGTCTGTAACGTCACCGTCCCATGGCTCAGTGTTATCATAGTTTAGTACATACTCACGTATCTTTGTATGATAAGGTTTTGCTTCGCTAATGAAATCGTTAACGTAAGATTGATTATCTCTTCTGTAATATGGCAAGGCATCAAGTGCTCTAATGTTATGATTAACACTTACGAAACTTGTTTTGAATAACCAATCTACATATGGTTGCTCATCAAGTACATGATATATTATTGCCATAATTAAATTGTTATACTGAATTTTTAAATCTTCAACAAGTATATTGTTTAGTACACAATTAATAATTTTTCTAGTTTCAACTTGTGGCTCTTGATCAAACAGTTGGAAGTCAAATACTTCACTGTCAAAACCATAACGGTTCTTTGTGTAATCGTATAAACTTGTTCCTAGTTGTAGTGTACCGTTTGCAATACCAACAGTTGCATAATCTACACCGTTATAATATAATAATTCCCAAGCACCACCGTTGTCAACTTTAACAATCTCGCCACTAACTACTCCAGTTAAGTTAACTAAATCTTTCTTTAATTCTATTAAATGATTTATGTATGTTGTTGCACTATATCCAGTTGCATACCAGTCTGCATAAGCCCATTGTGTTTTTACATCATAACTTTGTAACTTTACAAGTGTCCAAGTATTATTTTCTAGTTTAGAATATATACTCCATAAGTTTTGTACATTCTCATCACTTGCAACAAGAACTCTCCAACCAGTCGGACGCTCTAAGAGTCTTACATATCCTAACTGTGTTTGGTTCTCGACACGTTGATTCCACTCGCCACTGTTTACTGTTGGCTCTGTATCTTCTGCAAGTAAGCCACTAATGTCTCTACTAATTGCAATAGGGTTTGCAAGTAATATAGGATTCACAACATCAACAAATGTTTTTAATGCAGTAAATCTATTAACAAACATACTCTGTCTTGGACGGAATTGTACGCCATGTTGTTGTGTAATATTTAAATTATTGTCAGGTACTTGATTACCTATTGTATCAGCACCGACTAAACTATCTACAAGTTTACGTTCTATGTTAGTAGGTAATGTTTGTTCTGCATAACCTTCTTTAATAATACTCCACTCAGTATGCAATACTTGATCGTTTTTCTTAATATCAAAATCAACTGCAAGAATAGTATTATTATCAATAATGTCACCATTCATATTATAACTAGCAATGTCACTTGGACTTGTAAATGCTACATACTTAATTCCGTATGTTGTTGGATCTACAATAATTTGTGCAACGTTATATGGACTTACTGTATGATTATCAGTAATGTCTCTAAGTCCTCTAACCCAGAAATAATACTTTGTTGTGGAACTTTGATTAGTGTAAGTTGTATTTGTTACATATAAGTTTGCATTGTAAACTTCGCCACCGCCTGTGTATGCACTTGGTAACACACTACTTTCAACCCAACTGTAAACATTAATAGCGGATCCTGGAAATACTGTGCTCCAGAATGTGCTACGGTATGCCCAGTCACCTTGTTCTGCATAGTTATATTTTACAGTTGCAAGATCCCACCAAATTTTACCAACTTGTTTTGAACTCCATGTACTTGCACCTTCGGCGGCATATACTGCTGGATCCCATAATGTTTTATAATCAATGTTTTCATCTGCTAGTCCTGGTATCTTTCCTTTAATAGGATCAATCCAGTCATAGTAATTAATAATTTTATTTGTTACTTTGTTGTAACTGAATACTCTGTTAATGCGTTTTGGATCAACTAATTTTGATTCCTGCTCACTGATGTTAAACACACTACCGTTAAGTTTATATTCAAACACACGACCTGCGTTAGTATTAACATTATCATCATATGGGGTTCCAACAAATATTGTTGTGCCTACTACTGCAATGTCATAACCAAATTCGTCATTGTCAGAAACAGTTGTGTTTGATAATGTTTGTGTTTGTATGTAACTATCATTTATTGATTGGTATACATAAACATTACCACCACGTTTTCTTCTGTCAACAAATGCAGTTGCTTTACTATCAACTACTAATTCACTATTGTCAAATGTACATGATGAATCAAATATACTAGTTGGTGCAGCTATGCTTAATGCACTTCCATCATTGTTAATTGCAAGTGCCTTACCAAATTGTTGTAAGTCTGTTTGTGCATCTTGTGTAATATTATGAACTAGTGTCCAATCATTGGATGCATACTTGTGTACACTTACTAATCCACTTTCACTTTCAAATCTATCTAAACCCGGGCTACTTGCAAATACTTTTAAGCCATCGTGTGTCATTGCAACATCTGTACCGTAAAAACTAAAGTCACCTGTGACTGATGCAATTAATGTCTTTTGTAATGTCCAACCAGGGCGTCCACTGTCTGCTAAAGTTGTACTATCGTCTGCTTTTAGTAATTCACTGTCTGCAGTTTTGAATGTTTCAGTATTAGCAACGTAAATGTAAATTGCACCACGTTGTTGTCCTGCTCCGTTTTCCTTAGGTGCACCAACAACAAACTTGTCGCCTGCTAAGTTTGTATCAATACTTGTACCAAAGTCTGAGCCACCGTTACCAGTAACTACTTTTCTTTGTATTACATTTAAGCCTGTGTTAACTCTTACAATACTTGATAATGCCGGAGTAACAGCAAATGTCATTAACCCGTTTACAAGTGTATAGTCTACACCTTCGATTTGTACTACACCTTCCAGTGTAACATTTCTACCAGGAAACATCGGTACAAGCGAAGTAACTTTGTTAGTTCCATCTGTAAATATTGTATCTTCAACTTTATTGATTTCAGTAACACCGTCTGCTTGTTCAATGTCTAAAATATAAACTGAAACATTTCCGGGTGACCCAACAAATAAACGTTTACCATCTTTACTAAACTTTACACTTTGTCCTAAGCGAGTAGCACTTGTATCACTCCATGCAAGTCTTAATTCATATTCGTACAGTTTTTTGTTTAACTTGTAAACAAATACTGCACCTTGTCCTGCGTTTGTGCCAGGTGCTCCAATAACAACAGTTTCCTCAAATACATCTACACTATGTCCAAACTCTCTAACTGATACATTTGTTGGAGCAAGTTGTTCACTTTCACTTAACTTACCTTCAATGTTTGGTGTGTACATTGATACTGCACCGTATGTTAAAGCAGTTGGCATACCAAATGCAGCCAAGCTCTCATCACCGTTTACTGCAATGCTATGTCCAAAGCGTCCATCTGTATAGTTGTAAATGCCAGGAGTAAATGTATAATTGTTTGCGTATTCTTTTGTCTTTTCAAATACTGCCCACTTGCCGTTGTAGTCATCAATGAATACTTTGTCATTTAACTTCCAACCACGTGTTGGATTGAAAGAACTAAGTGTAAGTTCATCTGCAAAACGAATGCTAGTAAACTTTAATACTACTGCTTCACCAGTTTGATCAAGTCCTTCAACCTTTTCATCTGTTTCAAAACTTTTTAATCCTGTTGTTCTTAATATTCTATGTACGCCACTACCTTCACCAAAGCCTTTAATAACAATAAAATCATCTGGTTGAAGTGTATGTTGTTCATCAGTTGTCCACAATATTGTATTGTTGCTACTTGCTTGTGCAGTTGTAACTACTACTTTTGTAACATCTAAGTAATACATATTCCAATCAAGTGTAAGATCGTTAGCAACGTATAAAACGTAACCAGTGTCCATTGTAGAAATATTTGAATCTAAGTTTTGATATGAAGTAATGTTAAACAGTGTAGCATCGGCATCAGTTAATTTTGCATAACCGGCATATGGTAATGCATCACTAATAATTCCGTAGTCGTCACTGGTTGGTATCCACTTGTCAGTTATAGTAGGAGGTGCCTCGTAAAAATTATTTACAAGTAAGTTATTAACACCTTCTTCTTTTTCTTCTATACTAGGAATAGTATGAATTACTGAAGGGTTACCTTGTGTATCAATTTCTCTAAGTTGTATTTCAACTCTACTGTTTACTTCTGTTCCGCCATACTCGCCACTGCGTATTGCCCACTCTTCAAACATATTAATGTCTGAGGTTGTGTTATCTAACTTAGCACGGAGTAGTTTGTCAATTGAATTCTTAGTACCCTTCTCACGTATCATACCTTGATAAAACTTTATCTGTGATGTATCGTTAAGTCCTAAGTTCTCTAAGTAACTTCTTGATTGATAACCAATAACACTTTTACCAAATCTATCAGCATCACTTTGTAAGTTGGCTTCGTCTAAATCATAAAATGATTCAAAGTTTCCACCTAGTGTGTCCCAGTTAGGAAGTAATCCTAATTTAAAACTATCTGTTGGTGCCCATTGATTATAATCAAATGCACTACCGCTTGTATGTTTTTGTACGGCAGTATATAAGTTATCATTATATTTTACAATAGTACCTTTAGAGTAATCTGTATTTTGTACAAACAGATCTACAGTACCACGATTTAAAATAAATCCTTGTGCCGTTAAACTACCGTCCCAACCTTGTGTTCTCCAACCTACTAAGCGTAATCTGTTTTGTCTGTTACCTAGTTCTGGTTGATATACAATATCGTTAAACACCGTTGTATTATTTAAAACTAGTACATGCTCATATTGTACTACTTTAAGATCTGCATAATAAATTCCGCCGGCGTCTGGTGCTGGCTCTAATTCAAATCTGCCGTCTTCTCTTTTTGTTTTAAAATTGTCTATTGTTAAACTGTCAAAGTTTTGATTTAGTACTGCCTTGCTACTTCCTAAGTCACTAACAAGACTGTCGATCATTCCATCTTCACGATTGAACTGTAAGAAGTTAGCACTAGGACTTATACTAATAACTGCACCTACACCCCAGTTTTGCTTATTCCAATATGCAAACTCTTTACCACTCATTGCCCAGTTGGCAGTTGTTGTTCCGTTGGCTACTTCTTCTGTACTGTTATCAAAGTCGTAACCTATTAATGTCAAGTAACGTCCGTAACTAATTAAGAAATCAAATACTTGTTGCGGAGAACTTAGTTCAGTACCGTACGCAACTTGTTGTGTAAAGTCTTGTGAGTCTTTGTACTCGTAATAACGATCTTCTAAAACTGTGTGTGTTTGTACGTTATTACTTTGTACACTTGGTATAACTGTAAAGAAAGGATTTGTATGATCGTAACCATATAATAAGTATCCTGTGTCACTTCTTTGTACAATTACTCCACTGTATGGAGCATTGATAATAGGACCAGTTTTTTGTACATGTAAACTGTAATCTTCATCTGGTATAATAACGTTTTCACTAATTGCGTTAGGACTTACTTGTTCAGCAAGTACTTTTAAAAATTTCTTATCTGTGTAACTACTTAACTTACATGCTAAGTTGATATCTAACTTATCAACTGTGTCTTCGAGTATAGTTGTTGACAATCCTAAGAATTGCATATAGTTACCGATGTATGTTGAATAGCCATTTACAATGTTACTATCTATAAACGGAATACTAAAGTCAGGTCTTTGTAATTGCTTATTAGTATTAACGTTAACAATATTATTTGTTAGTGTACTTCTACTAATAATATCTGTATCATATGTTAATCCAAAATACTTTGCAGGCTTCATTAAGCCCATTGCAATTTGGCATATAAACGGCCAGTCACTACTTTTCATCCAGGCTGACTGTGCAGGTCCAAAATCATTTAGTGTCCACGAACTATCGTTGTCGAATACAGTTGAACCTTTAGCAAGTGTCTTCCAAGGTGAACGTAATGTTCCATGTGTATCAACTGGAATCATATCTAGTAAATCAGGACGAGCATAATTTGTGTTTAGTGTATGTGTTTCACTAATTCCGTCACTGTAAATTTTACCGTCACGTAAGTCTTCCCATAGTACTAAGTTTCCACTTGCATACGGAGCCGGACCATAACGTGATTCCCACCAACTTGGCTTTTCACTAAAGCCTAACATCTCCCACGGATGAGTATCTGGTCTATCAGTATCAAAGTAAAAGTTATAAATGCCTCTCCAGAAACCTGGAAGTAGCTCATCAGTTAGTTTGTCGTTTAATTTATTATAGTTCCAACTAAACTCGTTGTTAGTTGTATACTCTTGATTGGTAGTCCAATTAACTCTGTTTTGTATTGCCCACTTTAAGAAAAACTTTGCAATGATATTGTTTTTCTCTATAAGCGAATAACTTGTATCTCTCCAACGTCCAGGCATAACATCATTGATGTCTAATACTTCTGGTTTGTACGTTGCTTTGATATTGTTATAAATTCTGTTTTCTAGTTCAATTAAAATGTCATCTAAGTATCCGCCAAATGCACGAGTCTTACTTCCATCATGTCCTTGGATCATTTCTACATCAGTAAAATAACTTGTATCGATATATTTTACAGGCTGGTACTTTGGGTATAAGCCTAACTTACTTGGTGTAGGTGGAATATAATTTCCTGCAGTATTAGAATAGTCAACAATTTTAATAACATCAGTTAGTGCTAATAAGTCTTTCTTAAACTCAACTGCGGCTCTGATACTACTAAATGTATAATCAGTTCCATGTTGTAGTTGTACATTATTACGATATACTAATACACTTCTATTACCATTTGTTCCTATTACAAATAAGTTTTCAAATTGATAACTGGTTTGTCTATCATCAGTAATAGTGTATTTTCTAATCTTTTTATTAGTACCGTGTCCAACCATATCACTATGATAAAACGGAAACGTACTACTTTTTGTATTGTTAATACTTGCAAGTATCACATCAACTGCGGCAGGAATATCACTAAAATCTAAGTCCAGTGTGTTAGACGCTTGTATAAACTTCTGTTTAAACTTGGTATATTCACTTGCATTATACTCAACTGACTTAACAAAGTTTAAGTTGTTGTCTTGTAAGAATACACTTGGAAAAACCATTCCAGCACTATGATGTAAGATATTACCAGCATGTTCACTACTGTTAACAATGTCTCTTAGGTTACTACTTCCAGGATATGTTCCATCAAAGTCAGTAGCAGTTTTTAACGTACTACCTACGTGGTTACGCATCTGCCCAAGCGTGATAGTATCAAACTTAGCGTTAAAGGCATTGTTGCTTAGATTAACCGGTACTTGGTAATTGCCGTATTGTGTTGCAGTATTACTTAATACTTCAATAATAATTTGTGTTTTTGCAGTTGGTGCCGTTGTAAATTCAACAATGTTTCTGCCACCAAATGTTGTTGCAGTCCAACCTGTTGTTATTTCTACGTTATCTTTGTAAACTATTACACTAGGACGACTTGCAGTAGATGTAATAGGCTCGGCTCCTATATCAAACTGTTTTGCATCACCAGAGGCAATATACATAACTTCTTGATATTGTGTACTTGGGTTAATTACTTTTATCCAACCGTCTGTATACTTTTGTGTTCCTGTACTATCTGTACTTTGAATAAATCCAGTGTTGATGTTTTTAGTTGTACTGCCTGTTGTTGTAGTGTATACAAATGTATCAGTGCTGTAATCATTGCTAAAAATAATATCGCCAATGTTACTAAAGTTTCTGTACTTTAATGCAAATCCTAATTCTGTATCACTTGCACCTGTACCAGTAGCATATGAAAATAATTTACTTCCTGTAAAGTTGTTTCCAACATATGAAGTTGCATTATTTAAACTTACTCCAGTTGAATCAAAGATATCAAATAGCGGTGCTTGGTTTATAAAAGTCTTTAACTGACATAAACTCCATGCAGTTCCATTCCACTTATAACTTTTTCCTTTTTGCGTTGTACCTTGTTTAACAGAAAATCCAGTGTTAACTGCAACTATGTCTGTAGTACTTTCAACTAATCTAATTTCTGTATCGCCTGTACTCTGAAAGTTTACAATGTTAACTGTATAAACTTTACTTCTTACATCTGCGTTTGTATCTGCGGCAAAAATAACTCGCATGCCTTCAGTCAGTAGTACTCCGTCAATTCTAAAATTGTTTGTGTTTTGTACAATACTAAGTGCATCAGTAGTATAGTTGTCAATTAAATCAACCGGTGCTATACCAAGTGTGCCGTGATTAAAAAGATTTAAGTTTCTATTGAATTCAATAATTGGTCTATTTGCTCTACTAGTTTGATCTAGTGTTGGAATAGTTTTATTGTATGTTGCAATAGTATTAACAACTTCTTTATGGTACCAGTGGTTACTTCTGCTCCATGCATTTCTATCTACACTACCACGTCTAATTGTAACATAATCTTTTGTGTCAGTATTTGCTAGTTCATAACTCACATGCTCGGCTTTGTCAATTAAGAAGATACCTTCTCCTACACCGTCAACAATAAATGTCTTATTTTGTTTTGTAGTAGGTAATACAGTTGTATCAAAACTAATATGTAATCCGTTTGTAAACTGTACACCGTTTGGACTTGTGTATGCAGATTTGCCAACAACTTCGTTATCAATATCTATTGTTCTATAGTCAGGATCAATTAATTTAATAACTCCATAACGTGTTGCATCTGTACTATCCTGATAGTATAGTGTACTCATTGGTGCAGTGATTGCCGGCACTACTTGTAAATTATCAACACTTGGATTTCTATAATATTCTTTTGTGCTATGAAGTGTACCTTCATTAATTTGTACTTTTTTATCTATGCCTATTGCTTGTATAGGTAATAATGTAATCTTACTACTGCCGCCAACTTGTATTTGGAAAACACTAAAACGGTTTGCTTTTGGCAATACAGTTGTGGCATCCCAATTAGCATCATCTTCAGTTGAATGTGTAAAGATAATAGTTTTATTTTCAAGGAACAACTGTCCATCAACACCGCCAAGTTCTTGTATCTGGCTAACTGTCTTACCATTAATTTGTTTATGTGTTAAATCACTTGCTAAGTCAACTGACGCAACATTAACTAATGTTTGTGTAAAAAATTGTTGATCTCTTGATTTAGGAACATTAAATGTTACACTACCGTTACTTTGTCCGTTGTTAGTTACACCAAAGATATCACGTGTGCTACGATTAAAACTTATTAAACTTTTGCCTGTAGTACCCGGCTCTGACTGAATCCAAAACTGACTTGTCTGGTTAACAGCAAATGTATAACTGCCTCCACGCACCAAGTAGATAGTTGGATTTTTAGTATCACCATATGTAGGACTTAGTGTGTATTCTGATAAGCCTGTATGTGTAACTGTAAAGTCTGTGTTAATAGGAACGTCGTTTGCACTAACGGCAACAGTACCAGGACCACTTGGTAACCAGTAGTACTCTCCAAAGTTGATTAACTTGTCGTAATCACTGAACCCACCCCAGTTATAATATTCTTGTTCAAATAATCTATCGTGTCTTGTTGCATCACCACCGTTAGCAGAAATGTTATTAATTAAATCATCATACGTTACAACAAATTCAATCTCGTTATTTTTTTTGTAAACTGTACTAGGCTCTAGTTGAAAGTTTTGTCTGTTAGCACCTACTGTACTAATATATGGATCATCAATACTATAACTAGGTCCTCGTCTTTTACCGACAAAGCCGTCAATGCGTTCTAGGTTCTTACTATTAAGTAACTGATCTAGTGTAGCATGTAAGAATTTTTCGTTCTTAACTGTTTGTAAAAACTTAGGTAAGAACGAACTGGATTTACGTTTAGCCATTAGTAGCCCCCACCGCCACCACCACCGCTACCGGATGATGTTGTTATAATAGATGATGTTCCGCTTGTTGTTGCTGAACCTGTGTATACTTCGCCTGTTGCTTTAATGTTAGAAGCCGTAATAGCGTCTATTACTGCTACGTCATTAACTGTTGCGGCATTAACAAATATTTCATCATGTTCGCAACTGATTTGATATAAACTACCAAACGCTTGTGTTCCACTTGTTGGAACAATAACAACACTATTTAAATAAGGTGTAAGAGTAGTATGTAAGTAAGCACTTAGCTCACTAAAGAAAAATGTTTCACCAAAGTCCCAGTTTTCAACTGCAAAGTATTGATTAAGTGCTACAACTAGTTTTGATTTAATTTCACTGTCACTAATATTATAGCCTGGATTTTTAACTACTTTGAAACTTGCACGTAGGTTAGAATCTGCTTTTAAACCAAACAATGGCTTAAATTTTGCACTATGCATTACAAGTGCATCACTTAAACTCTTGTAGCCTTCTAGTGTATTGAACTGACTTCTTAAACTGTTTACTGTTGGCTCTGCTGGCAAAACAACAGTTGAACTTGTATCTTGTACATACTCAACATACGCATCACTATAGTTTTGTGTTAGTAAGTATATGTCAATGATGTTACCTGGACTTGGATCAATACGTCTATCGTTTGGTGCATGGTGTGAGTAATGAAACTTAATTGCATCACGTCCTACACGCACTTGATAATCAAGACTTTCAATTGCTACTTTTGTTCCGGTTGCATTGCTTATTACATAAAATTTATTATCAGTCACTGCGTACAATACTTGATTAGTTAACAAGTTAGTAAGTTGTGCATCTATGGCTGCCTTTGTTTCATATGTATGATTTACTGTACCGGCTGGCATTGCAACATACTTGTCAAAGTTATCGTAGTCTGCTTGTCTCTTTAAGAATACAAACTTTCTATCAGCGCCTGCTCCAGTTGGTACATCAATGCCAACTGCCATATCAAATATATCTGGATTGTCAATTATACCATCGTCATCTTGATCTGCAAACGTTACTAATATTTTTGTATTGTCGTTATAACCATCTGACTCAGTTACAACATTATAAACATTCCACTCAAGGTTTCTTACAAGTGGTGCAGCCGTTACCGGGTCTGCGTTTACACCTAGCACACTAATTGTATCTTTCTTTGTGAGTCCAGTAACTGGATCATAAACCTTACTAGTCTTATCATGATAGAAACGTGTTTCTTGCTCACTAGTAAAGAAGTATTCAAGACCTCTATATGTAACTGTGTAAGTACTTCCATCAGTTGTAAATTTAATTAACCAACTACCATCTTTATTTGTAGTCGATGTATCTTCTGCAAAGTCTCTACTAAAAGTATTGCCTGTGCTAATATCTCTGTTTTCAACCACATACCAAACATTGTCTAAGTAGTCAAAACCTATTGCAAAGTTTTTATACTGTTTGATATTTGTAAAAAGTGTACTTTCAAATGCACCTGGTAAGTCTGACTTAAAGCCAGGTAGTACAGTTTGTGCTATTGCAGTTGATGGAATGTTTTCATTTAATCTAATTGCACCAGTTTGTGCAGTTACTTTACCATCAGCAACACCTGTGCCATTATTGTTAATACTAACAATGCCACTATATACATTTTTCATACTTCCTGGATGATTTGGATCACCGGACATCAGTGTTCCGTTTTCCATAAAGTGATTACCTGTTGGTGCAGCAAACTTTAACATGCCGCCTACTTTAACAAAACTTCTGTTGTTACCTGATGCAGTTCCTATTTCTAGTACTTCCCCGGCATCGTTAGTAAAGTATCCAGTACTATAATTACTGCCAAAACTTACACGGTTCCAATTAACATTGCTTCCTGTTAATGCTTTACGTTCATAGTTTGCAAAGTAAAAATGTTCCATTTCGTTACTACGAAGTAAAGGCTCAACAGTATTTTTAAGTACGTTAAAAATATCATTGTCTGTAATCCATGTAAATGTTACATTGTTTAAAAATTCGTTTCTGTATAACGCACCGTCGTTAGCATATATGTTTGTACTAGAATATCTTCCAGTTACATCTTTAACATCTAAGTATCTACTAATTCCACTACTTGTTCTGTTAATTGCTTTACTTTTAATAACGTTATTAAAATTAGTTAATGGAAAAATATTATAGTCTTCGCCATTGATCATTCTGTTTTGTGTGTAGTACTGTTGTGGTGCTTTTGATTTAATATCTGCAATACTATCTCTACCACTTGCATTGTCAACTGTGTACTGTAAACTTAATCCTACACTTAGTTCTTCAATTGAACCAGTCTTACTAACATAACTTATATTAAGTTTCATTCCATTAATATCATTTGGCTTAATACGATATGATCTTCCGTTGCTTGTACGATAGAATGTACGGAAACTACCATTTGGAATATCTGAAAATACTCCATCGCCAAATACTAAATCAATTTGATCATCTGTTCTACTGTTAACTGCAAACAAAGAACGTACATTTTCACTTAAACTATTATAGATAACATTGTTACCAGTTATAGCAGGAACTTTAGTCCACTCTGTGCCAGCATCTGCGTTTGCATCAAGGTTGAATAACCATACGTCATCATTGTTAATTCCATTAACATCAATGCTAACAACACGATTTGACAATGCAGTATTCAACTGAAACTCTGAAGTTTCTAGTGTTCCTTGCTTAAAGTAAAAGAAGAAGCCAGTATTACTTGATCCTGCTCCTTTACCATCTTGTCTGTAAAATGTGTTAAACGTATCACCGGGTCTAGGTGCTGCTTCATAAACATAATCCTTACCCTGGAATGTACCATTAACAACTTCAAACGTCATACTCTGTCCGGCAACATCTGCAACAAACGGTACAACAGGAATTGTATCTGGTATTAAATTAATTTGATATATTTCAGTACTGATTCCACTTAGTGTTCCTTTTAAGCCAGGATTACCAAAACTCTGTGAGTTTGTCATAGCGGCATTCATTATTACTGCATAATGTTCTAAGTAGTCTGGATTTGTACTATCGTTCCAAACAATAAATGCATCTGCTAAGTTACGTCCAGTACTATCAAACACGCTTTCAGTAGTTTGTATACTTGTAATTTTTAACATGCCTCTTGCAGGCTGGTTACGTTTTGGATGATAACTTAATAACTTTGCTAAACGTAATACACTATCACGACGTTGTGCAGTTTCTAAAAAGTTTTCTCTTGCATTAAGATCTTGTCTAAAAGCAAGACTTTGTCCAAAGTATGCAATAAGATCCATAAGTGCAATAAATTCACTACTTTCAATGTAATCATTGAAGTCTTCTGGATAGTTGTTACGCAAGTATTGTACCATAGTAGTACGAAGTGTTTCAAAGTCATAACTTTGAAAATCTGCGTCTTTGAATGTTTGATAAATCTTTGTCCAGTCTTCTGAAACAAATAAACTATTTTGACGTTCACTAGTGCTCATTTAAATATACCCAGTCCCTTATATTGTAGTATTTATGCGTTTTATAAAGTGCGTATATTATTAAGCAGTTGCTTTGCCACTTTGACTATCAAACGTAATTACCATATCTTCGCTATAGTCACCATCAGCGTATGCTATTGCTAACTCTACTTGCAGCCCATGTTCATACTCTGCAACGTCTAATGACCTTAATATTATTCTCGGATCTGAATCAATGATGCCTTGCAAGTTTTCAATAACTGCATATCTTACTTCATCAGTAAAAGGATCAAAAATATAATCCCATATTATACAACCAAACTCAGGATTCATTAATCGTTCGCCTAATCTTGTATTAAAATGATTAATTAGATCAGCACGAATTAATACTTGGTCTGTTGCCGCAGTATCTACAAAATCTCTTCCAATGCTTGTGTAACCGTAATAGTTTGCCATATCAATATTTACCTATGCTTTTTTACTCTTCTGCAAGTCTATCAGGACTAGCAGTTACTATTTCTGCAACGTAAGGTGCCTTGTTTGCTATTTTATCACCTAGTCTTGCAACTGGTTTATCATTAGCAAGTACGTTAGGACTGCCTGTAATAATCTCACCGTGATGTCCACAGTCAGTTAAAACTAAGTCACCTAATCTAGCAGTACCTTTATTGTTTGTTATATCGTCGGGACTAGCAGTAATAATTGTTCCGCCTATTTGTTGTGGAATATGACTTGGGTGACTGCATGTTCCGAATGTTCTATCACCTAGTCTTGCTACCGGTCTTCCCATTATGCTGCTCCTGTATCAGTCCATTTTTTTGATACACCATTCCATTCTTTTCTAGCAATAGATAACTTATTACTCGGGCGAGGTGCTTCTATTACTGACCTGCGAGCTGATACATTGGCAAAGTCATCGACTCCAAACGCACTATTTAAATCTGTTTCAGTTCCGTATACTCTTGTTGTTCTTGCCATCTTTGAAAATGACTCAACTGTTTCCGTTATACTATTAGCAACATCACTAAACGATCCTATATCTGAAAGACTTGTAATTTTTACATCAACGTTTTCTACAATGTCTCTAAAACCTTGCAACTTGTTAACTCCTTCAAAGCTCAAGGCTCCTGTTGAACTAACTGCTTTTGAAATAGACGGAAGTGATAATCCTTTAGTTGCCGCCATTGCTCCATCAATACCAGCAAACTTACCAATAGAACCACTAGGGTCTCCCATGCTAAGTGCATCACCTAGATTTCCAGGTGTTTTAATTCCAGCAGCCTTTATCGCATCAGTTTCTAATCCCATACTTAACTTGTCTTTGTTACCTACTGATATTTCTCCAAGTTCTGCTTGTGCTTCGAGTATAGCCGCATCAAGTTTTGCAAGTGCTATCATTTCAGCAACACTTCCATCCTTTAATGATTCAAGCCCGCTAGCCATACTGTTTACACTGCTTAGTGCAACACCGGCTACTGCTTTCATATTCTTAGTTGCTTTGCCTACTGCCGCACTAAGACTGATTGGAATAAGAGGACCGCCAAACACAGGAATGTCTGCACTTGGATCTGGTGATCCTGTTTTAGCCTCAACTACTTTTTCTTTACCATTTGGAAAACGTTTGTCAATGTCAGCAGTTCTGCCATACATCATTACTTGCGTTTTATTATACTCAACCTCTTTGCTTGGTAACTTATAATCAATATTGAAGTTAACAACTTTAAGATTAGGCTTTATCATGTAATTTTTTAATGCCATTATAACGCTATCTGCTCCACTTCTTCTTCAGGTATCTCTTCAACTTTTGCACCATAACGTTTGTTTAACTGTGCTTCAGTTCCGTACACTCTAATTAATGTTGTTTTTTCTTCAAACGGACTTTCGCCTGCTTCTTCATTTGCACTTAGGTTTCTTACTTGCAGTGTTTCAGTAACATCTCTAAAAGGCTTTTTACGATCGATGTTAAAGTTAACTAGTGCTCCGTTATCTTGTATACGTCTGGTGTGTCTCGGCACTTTACTTTTAACTTCTTTAGTTGCTTCGC